TTTGTACCAGTCTATAGGCAATAGCCCCTTGGAGTATTTGGTATCGTTAAATTTCTCGCATGGGCCTTTTTCCTCTGCCAATTCGCACGAAGCACTAAGGAGGTGCCACTGGATTTGTTCCATTGTTTCATGCATTAGCTCTAATGCTCCTTGGTCACTGTATTGGAGCTTGTTCTTTGCTAAAAACCCAGCGAGGTTAGTTATCCCAACGCCTAGAGACCTTCGCCTCTTAGTAAAGTTTTCACCAGCTAGGACTGGATATGATTGATAATCAATTACTGACTCTAGTGTTCTAACGGCCATCCTGCATGAATCTTGGATGTCAGTCTCGCCCCCCACCTCCAAAAGATTTAAAGCTGATAGTATGCAAATACCAATTTCCCCCTCTGGGTCGTCTATGGATTTGATTGGCTTTGTGGGGTGAATTATTTCTTGGCACAAATTAGACATATAGACTGGGATGTCCCAAGAACCATGTTCGTTTGCCGTGTCTATGTTCATAGAATATATACGGCCAGTTTCCAATCTTTCTCTAGCAAAAATTTCAGCGAGCTTGCGGGCAGGAATCCTTTTCTTGAATTTTAATGATCGAGAACTCTCGTGTTTTTGGTATAGCTTATCAAAATCTTCGTTATCTCCAAAGGCGTCGTAGAGACCCTCTGCCTCATGTGGGCTAAATAGGGTTATGTCTTCGTTGTTTATTAGTCTATCATAGAATAGTTTAGAGAATTGAACAGAGTAATCAAGCTTGCGAACCCTGTTGTCGTCAGTCCCCGCGTTGTTTTTTAGCACTAGGATGTCTTCAATTTCATAATGCCAGAATGGAATGTGAACGGTTGCCGAACCCCCTCGGAGTCCGTTTTGGCTAGTAGATTTAACGGTAGATTCAAAGTTTTTGAGATACGGTATGAGTCCGGTGTGAAGAACTTCCCCGCCCCTAATGGGAGAGTTGAGTGGGCGGAGCCTACCAATGTTTAGGCCGATGCCTGCACGTCTGGCGGTATATTTTCCCACCGCGTGCATTGAAGAAAATATTCCGTCTAGGTCATCGCTAACGTCAACCAATACACAACTGGCAAATTGCTTTATGTTTGTCCTAACACCGGCCATGATCGGTGTTGGTAAATTGATCTTAAAGGTAGAGTAACAATCGTAAGCCCCCTTAACATCATCTAGGTTGTCAAATAGGCACATAGCTATCGCCATATAGGCAAACTGAGGGGTTTCATATATGTGGCCAGTGCTTCTATTTTTAACTAAATATTTATCAATTAGTTGCTGTAATCCAGCGTAAGTAAAAACGTCGTCACGGCTGTGGTTTATGTAGTTTCCTAATATTTCTATGGTTTTTGTATCCCATTTTTCTAGGATGTGCGGATCATAAATACCATTATCTACATTGTTTCCCAAAAACATTACAACATCTGGGGGTTTATCGCACCCCCAAACTTCTTTACGCAATTGCATATTCAGTAATCGTGCTGCGGCATACTGATAGTTTGGTGCAGATTTAGAGATCAGGTCGTTTGCTGATTTAATTAATATTTCATGTATTTCAGAGGTGTTGATACCGTCATATAGAGAAAGGTTGGCGTTCATTTCAATATCTGAGAAGGAGACACCGGTTAATCCTTTGGTGGCCCACAGGACGGCCTTGTGTATCTTCTCAACGGAGAAATCCTCTGCCTCTCCGTTGCGTTTAGTGACTTGCATTTAATCGTACATTCCTTTCAACTATTATACAAAAAATCCCTGTACGGATAACCTTTATGGCTTCCGCACAAGGATTGAATGTGTTTTATTTATTGTCTTCACAACGAGCTTACAAAAAGAGACTTGGTCATTTTCTTTCTGGGTAATATATCTATATTATCCTACAGAGGGCAATAATGCAATTGATTATTGCTAGACATGTAAAAGTTTCTTCTTTTCATATGCGTGTTCCTACTTGGTGTTGTCTTTGAGCCATTTAATGCCAGTATCTATGGCTATCGCAAAGATGGGAACAAGTAGTACGCCCAATGTTCCAAGGTCAAGACTCCCCATGTTCTGGGAGATATATGTTAAGCTGGCCGCAGCACCAACCAAAAGGGCGTTCTTCCCTAAAGCTTTAGCGTCTGACCCGTTTAATTGAAATTTCTTGGATTCTTCATTCATGCTAATTCTCCTTTTAAAGAAAGGTGTATTAAAAAGCCCTCGTGTACTCCTTCTTCTACTTCATAGGGAAAACCGGTAAAATGAACTGTGCCTCCATTCGCGGACATGGTCTCAACATCAACCTTTCGGCACATATCGAGACAAGATTGAAATTCCTTTAAAAATTCTTCTCTGTAGGATTCATCTATTACCGCTATCCAGTCATATCCTTCAGAAAAATCGCCGTTCTCTTTTGTTATGTTTTGAAATGATTCATTAGACCAAATTGCTCTTCCGCGTTTATCTGTTTCAAACAATGGGCGATCTGTGTAATGTAATGACGCCTTTGATCGCTGGTCTAGAACCTTTTGCCTTAGTTCTATTCTGTCACAACTGCCTTTTAGTGAGTGTACACCGTCTTTTAGAGAACCTCCGTCATTAAGGGTTACCTCCTTCATGATGGTATCAATCGACTCTTTGATGCCTTCTTGCTCACGCAAAAAGACCCCGCTGACTCGGAAAATTCTCCACAGTATGATAATTACCGTGCTGGCTGCACCAACTAGGGTTGCGATTGTTACCGCTTCTTCTTGTGAAATCACTGGCGAGCCTCCAAAAAGAGCCTCCGGCCCCACTTGGGGCCAGAGGTGAAAAACTAAATCCTATTTAAAAGTATATAATAATATATGTGATTTAGTTTTAGCTTTCGGGAGTCTCCTTGGATTTATAGTTATCATCCTTGGGGTTCTTGCCGCCAAACATGTAGGTAAGCTCACCCGGAATTGCTCTGGTGGGATTAGCAGCAGAGTCGGCAGAGTCTGTGGCTCCCCCAGCTACTGCGGGATCAATGAAGTTTCTGGAAGATCCAGCATCTCCACCCTTTGTAAAGTATCCCTTGATTGTCGTCGAGGGTGCTTTGAGAGGATCAATGCTAGTCGTTACACCCGACCCTAGAACTCGATGGGCCGATACCTGATTGATACCATCTCTGGTAGCGTTTGCACCATTGCTGTCAGCAGCAGCACTTTTCAAGGCGGTATTAGCCGCACCGCTCAGAGTGCTGGTAACATTACCACCCTGAATTACCCACTTGGTGGCACCCGCATTGTAGGCGAGGGTTCCACCGGATAGGGCCTTACGAACACCGACTCTGTCCGTCGTTGCCGCACCGGTTCCGTCGTTGGCAATAACCTTTGAACCAAGGGCTGCACCAAAATCGTCAGCTATATCAGCAAGACTCAGGCTGTTAGTTACGGGACTGTCAGAAGCAACAGCTCCACCCTTGATAATTGATCCACCATCTCTTACTTCGCCAGTGCCAACAGCTTCATCGCCAGCACCAGAAGGACGTACAGTACTCATAGGAAATCTCCTTTAGTAAAATGATATAAAATGTTTAGATCCCCTATGTCCTGATTAGCAGTTCCAAGTCCTGTATATTATACACTACTTTGACATGGAATGTCGTAGTTTTTTCAGATTTTTTTTCAATCTTATTCTTATAGTTTCACCACACACACCCCTGCTCTCCGCGATCTCTTTAATCGTCATATTCTTGTAGAACCTATCGTAAATAAGCTCGGGATCATTACATTGCTGTATCGTATCCAGCATATCAACCCTTTCTAGGTTGTTTTTTCTGTCTGGGACGTTGAAATTTAGCTGGTTTGTTCTAGCTAGATTAAACTTCCTTTGCGTGAGACACTCAAATACAACCCCCCTGTGAACATAGGAAGTAAACTTGCACTTGGAGCCTTCGATGTATTTATTCTTAGCTTTCCACAGAGCAGATAAAATGCATGTTTGTATTTCATCCCTAGATAAAATATTAGCGAATGAAGAAGCTGCCTTATTGGCAACCCTAATAACATCTTGATTTTGTAAACAATCTTCAATACTTTTATTCAATTTTTTTCTCCTGATTTATAACGGTTCGTTCTATTTTTCTTCTAACGTCTTTAAAGTCGAACATTCTTCCTATTCCAACGAAAAATCTGTACCTACTAAGGATTTTCAGTACTTCGACACCCTCTGTTGAGTTTAGTTTAGTTTTTACTTCCTCCGTTATATTAAAGTTAGTATGACCCATCCAGCAATCGAAGCTGGCCACTAGGTTGACACTTTGAACTAATTTGTCATCTACGGGAATCATTATACTCTCCGCGTAGGGCTGTTCCCCTTGAGCTTCAAATATCTCTTCAATCTCTTCTTCGGTGAACTTATCCGTAATGTCTTCTGCCGTATTTTCATAAAGACTTTTGTATAGGGACGATAATAGCGGAGATTGCATTTGCTGTTCTAGCATGTCTTCGTACTTTTGCCAGCCTATTTTCTGTTTAATGTTCATGGTACCCCCTTTATAACATGTCGGAAGGTTCAATACATGGTTCATTCCCCGTGCTTTCTTCATCCTCATCACATTGTTTTTCCAGATGCTCTAGAAGCTTCTCCGATTTTAGTATAATCATCGTTAGTAGTTTTTCGAGTTCGTCTGCTTTTCCATCTCGTATAAAAGCTTGTTTGACTATCTCCATGGTCTGTATCTGGAATGGCGTGGTTGGTATAGATGATATTAGATACCCAAGTTGCTGAATCGTCTTCTCGGAGTAATCTTCTAGGTTTATATCTACATAAAACTCCCCATCCTTATCTACGCGATAAGCAACCATTGCTATGTCGTTTTCTGAGTTCTCTTGAGGGGTATCTTCTTGACCAAATATCATAAGTTTTCCAAAATAACGGTTGCCGTGTTTTCCCAAGAAAATTTTGTTGCGGTTTCTATACCCGACCGATTGATCTGTTCATGACAAGATTGGCCGCGTTCGTGAAATGCTTCCATGTATTGTTGTAGCTGTAAGATTTGCGTTTCTTCAATTTTCGCCCAGTTGCCTTGACCAAAGAACCATTTCCCATCAAAGGCTGGTTCTTTATCTGTTATCGTCACTAAGTCGCAGTTTTCTTGAGTACAAAATTCAGTATGTGCAGAATAATTGGTGGCTATAACGTGTTTTCCAATAGACATCATCTCCAAAAGTTCCAGATTCCATCCCTCTCCCCTAGATGGAAATACCCCACAATCAGTTTTGCACATGATATTATACACTTCCGCCTGTGTCTCAGCCCTTGGAATAAGTTTCACTTTAGGGTAATTGTATAAACTGGCCCATTTATGCTCTTCCTCGGGGGAGTTAAAAGGGTTTTCGCACATCATCCATAGTTCAACATTTTCGTGGCTTTCAGCGACCTTTTTGAATGCCTCAATGAGAATATCATGCCCTTTTCTGATCTCCCATTTTCCACAATTAAAAAAGATTGTTTTGCCATCCTCTCTGGGGGTAGTGTGGGGAGGAAAAATGTTTGCATCCACGCCAAGAGGTACAACGTAGGTTGACACACACAGGGGGTCACATACATCTTTGGCCCATTGGGAGCAAACAAATAGCTTGTCTACGCTGGTCAAATTGTGACGCTCAACGTCAGTGAATGTATCCAACTCAAAGATAGGAAATCCTATGTGTTCGCCACGACCAATAAACTCAGACATCTGATTTTGATGCCAAACTTTTAGACACGGGGCATCGGCATCAAAAAATTGAGCTTTCGCTAGCCCAGCCTTAACTGCGTCAGCATCATGCTGGCTTGTTACCTGCGGCTGACCAATAGGAAACAATGAAACATTAGCGACATCACACAATGCCTTAAAAATATTTAGCCCTACCACCCCATATCCCAGCTGGTTAATTGGTGCCATCAGGTTAATGTTCATTGAGTACACGCTGCGTAAAGAAATTAGTTATTGGTTTCAAATCGTCTCTTCGCCACATCATTGTAATTATACTGTACATCGTCCCGTTTGTCAACCCCGCTTGAGGAAATTGTCAAAAATAGAAACAAAAAGCCCCGCCAAGAATCTTTTCCTGACGGGGCTGTGTGTAAAGGGGCTATCCGACGCCATTATGAGGTTGACACGGTCTCTACCGTTTCGCGTCGTACAATCGTTGATGGATCAGGGCCAAGCGAAATTTCATCTGCCATGATACAAACAGAACTCTTCTTGTTCTGATTCTCATCTTCATAATTATCAATTTTCAGCTTACCAGTAATCGAAACCAACCGACCCTTGACAAGCATCTCATTGAGATTCTCTGCCATCTTGCCGAAACAAAGCACGTTAATAAATAACGTATCGTCGTTTCGTCGGTCATTTACCGCCATTCTAAACTTAGACATAGAGGTTCCCTTCTTGGTGGTGGTAAACTCTGCGTCCTTGGTAAGCCTTCCGGCCCCATTCCAACAATTCAAATTCATCTTAAATCTCCAATGCTGATCTAATTTTCCCACGAACAACCTGTGTGTTACCACGATTTGAAACACCGCCGGTTGCATTATAAACATGACTCGTAAATTCTCTTGTCAAACCCAGTGCTGTACCAGCCTTCAAGGTTTCACGCTTGTTTGTCCCGTAAACAGATCCGGTCAATCGGTATGCAACAGCAGTTACCGGATTGAATACAAGTCCACGGTAGGCACCACGAGTGCCTTGGCCTGTGATGGCCCTGCCACTTACTTCCCAAGAGTAAGTCGATGGCAACGATGCCAACTTAGTATAAAATTCATTACTTTCCATTTTGTTCCTTCCTAATATTGGAATCCTTCTTCTGGGTTAGCCGGAGGCTCGGCGTTTTCAGCTTCGCTGTCTTCGGACGCGTCTTCGGCAACAACAACTTCTTTGAGGGTGCTTACGCCCTCACCTAAATAACTTCTCAGCTTTTCGATTTCTTGGTCTATAGCCACCTTTCTATCTTCCAGAGTCTGTATTTCTCTTTCAACGTTCAAGAGGTGTGCCTGAACCATATCCTTCATTGAGGGCATTTTGTTTCTCCTGTGATTCGGTTTTCGGTTTCTGGCATGATAACTATTATAGTCTATCATTGTGAAAAAGTCAAGTACTTTTACTATTTATTTTCAAGTTTTTTAGCACTCGTCAAGAGCATGGTATTGTCAAGCTTGTTCTTTGGGATAAACCTAAATTTGACTGTGCCTTCTATCAGTTTTAATATCTTTGAATAATTTTCAACCGCCAGCGTCTTTGGGGAAGAAATGTTGGAAAAGCAGATTTCTGCTATGCCACACTGGTATAACATTTGCAAGCACTGTAAGCATGGTACCGCTGTTATATAAGCTGTCGCACCGAGTGTAGACTGCCCGTTTCTAACTGCATTGTAAACGGCGTTTGCCTCCGCATGAATCATGAAGGGGTATTTCTTCGGTCTGGTGCTTGGCAATGCGTGGTCATCAATTCCCCTAATGAACCCATTATAGCCCGAAGAAATATTTGTTCTGTTTTTTACAAGCACGCACCCACACTGGGTTTGTGTATCATGGCTTCTTCTCGACCACAGGGTTGCTTCAAGAAAGAAGATGTTATCCCATCCCGTTGGCTGATAATCCTGCTGGATTAGCTGATACATTTCAATCGTTATTCCCGTTTGCGTTTTTTCTAAAGTGCTTCTTTATATCTTCTGGGAAGCTGTCTTTTATCTTTTCGCCCTCTTTGGTTAAAATGTAATAAAAATGTCCGTCTTCTCCTATCAGCTGGTCTATTAGCCCCCTTTTCATTAACTTAATCAGTGTCTTGGACAACTGATTCTCTAGACGGCTTCTTGTTTTTTCTAGTAAAGATAGCATTGGGGGCTTGTCGTCCAGTGAAAATTCAAAAACATCAAACATTGTTTGTGAGGATATGGTGTCTTCTAGAAGCAGTTGACACTCGGCTGAATACTTTATGGCCTCATGGAGATCGGTATATACCCCCACGGGTTCGGCCGAAAGACTGTCTTCGTTGGTCAACTCTATTATCACTAGAACGTATATTTTTTTCGTGGTCATCTACATCTCCATTTCCTTGAAGCAATCATTGCACACCCTATATTCAAGATCAACAGCTTGATCGTATACATATATGATAGGCTTGAAGCAATCGCATAGCTCGCAGCCATCGATTACTAGGGGGAAGGGCTCTGTAATGTTATATTCGTTCGCATTAGTTTTCACGGAAAGAACTTCCTCAGTGTTTGCAATCTATCTTCTGCGTCGGCTAATTTAGCGAGAGCTTCATTTAGATTATTGTGGAGGTCTGATGTGCTGTGGTCTCCGATCCCCGCTGGGTGATCCAGCATGATCGCAAGACTGGCTAATGCCTCGTTTCTGTCTGTTTCGGCTTTGGTATACAACGAGTCTAGGGCGTAACTTTTATAACTATTCATCTTCTTGTCTTCCTTTTTTCTAATTCTAGTTTCTTTCCGCTGTAACGTAGGGCCAAATTTTCGCTAGCTCGCTGGTAACGCCGTCTATCTCGACAAGCCACCGACCATATTTTCCTGTCTTGTGTGTTTTTATGGTTATATAACCACTTGGGTCTGCTTTGCCCTCGATAAGACTCTCTAACATGAGTGTGGCTTTCAGGTAGTCGACCTTGCCCCTTTCTGGTGTATTCACCCCAAGCAATCTAGTTCGTACTTTTACGAACACCTTAAAACCCAAATCAACTTCAAAGTCTGCCGTGTCACCATCGACGCATCTGATCAGTCTTGCTCTGTATTCATACATTGATGTACATCCTCTATTAATGAGCTTGATGATTGTGTTTTGTCTCCGCCTACCGAAAAAATTGTGCGAATATTATTGGCTTGACAGTATTCTTCCTCTGGAATGGTTCCTGATTTTTGATCTCCACCGTTCATAAATATAAATGAGTCTACAAACAGATCGTCTCGATTGCTTTGGTATATTTTCTCTATACTTTTTACCACCGTTCCGTCTTTATCTATAGCTATCAGGGTGCGGTCAACAGCCACCAAGGCTTTCACAATTCGTTCGCGGGATTTTTCATCCATAAATGGGGTGCTGCCCTTAATCTTTACTTGCTCATCATTATTCACGATTACATATAGAAAATCGCAGTACTGCCTAGCACCCTCGATGTAATCTAAGTGACCTATGTGAAGCGGATTAAAATACCCAGAAATTATACCGATTCTCATGGGTTGTCCTTTATTCTATTATAATCATCCTTAATTCTTATTATATCGTCCTCTTGGCAGACACCTGTTTGGACTTCAACAAAAACTAAATCAATGTCGCCGGTGTTTGCTACTCTATGTACTTGGTATCTTTCTATTTCTATTGTATCCCAAGGTGATATTTCAAATATAGAGTTCCCTACTTGCATTTCTCCATCACCCGCTATAACCTTCCACCACTCGTCTCTGTGTTCGTGTAGCTGTAGGCTCAGTCTTTGGTTTGGCTTGACCGTTATCTTTTTGACCTTCACATTGGCTTCATCAAGAAGAATCTTAAAAGAACCCCACGGCCTCTCTTCGTATTCTTTGTCTCCAGAATAACCGCCATGTGCAGCCATTATTTCCAGTCCTCTACGGTAAACCACTGATTAAAATCTTCTTGTTGTAGTACAACGCCTAGCTTGTTCCCCATGTAGTAGATGGGCTTAATGAGGTTATTTTCTTCGGCGTATTCTAAAAACGCTTTAACCTTATCATGCCACATAACACCCCACCTGATTTGGCTAGCCTTAGACTCAATCAATCTTATATGACGTTCAACGTTATAGTCTTTGGGCTTTCTCAGGTTAGTCCCGCAATCTACAGAATTATAGATGAACAAGATACTAGCACCCTCTCTAATGTAAGCCTTGAGGTCGTTTATTTTCAGGGTAAATTTGCCAGCGGTCGGAACCCACTTGATTTCTAATGGGTGATCCTTCCTTATAGAGCGTTTCGGTGGACATTGAATATCAACCATGTAGTCGGCTCCAGCTGTGTTACCCTTGGCAATGAACTCTCCGTCGTTGCCGCAGCCGTTGTCTCGTGGGTTTTGCAGTTGAATATCGCCCCTTTGTTGGCATATGTTTACCCACTTGTCAAAAAAATATTTTTCTAACTTGGTAGAGAAGTATATGTCTTTTTTGAATGTCTCTTTGCTTCTATTGTCGAATCTAGTATTCATTATTACCCCAGCTGAGAAAGGATTTAATTCTTGCCCATAAAGACTTTTTGGAATTGGTTTCGTTTTGTTGTAATCTTATCAGTCTATACAAACGCTCAATTTGAATTGATGATTTTTTTTTCATCGGATTAGCTTCAGCCTTCATCTTCTTCCCTCCACTTGTCCTGCCAAGAGTCGAAAGTAAAGTCGTCATCTGGTTCCACAAAGCACACGTTAAACTCTTGTTCAAATCGATCAAAGAAATGAACTGGGAATGATATATGCACACCTTCATCATCGGCAATGTGTGTGCAGTTCTTTAACATTTCTATCCAAGCTTCTGTTAAATTTAAAAACATACTATTCTTTCCTGTATACATATATTGGAGTATTTTTACCTACATAGGCACCAAAAGTATTAAATTCTAAGTATTCCCACGCTTCTTCCTCCGTGATATCTTCTTCCTGTAGCAGTGTTTCCACCATTTGTCTTGCATCATATACCACCCTTCCCGCATCAAAAGCAATAGAGACACCAATAATAGTATCATCAAAGCCATCGGCAAAAAGAAAATCTTGATCGTGTGCTTCAACCAAATCCTCACGGATTCCCATGCCCCTCGAACCCCCTTTTCCATCGGTGTTTATCTTCGTCCCACCACATTTTGTATTTTTCGGTGATAACTTTTGATTTTTCAGCTACCGCTTGTCGATGCTTCCTCGCTTCTTCTATATCCCAATCGTCGTCTTTTCTTGGCGTGTATTTCTTTTTCTTAGGAGCCATTGTATATTACTCTGGGCGTAAAGCTATTCGATGAGATTACCGTACCTATCTCTACCCTTAAGGTTTTCTACTTCCTCCCAAACACCATCCCACCCGTCTGAATCATTACCCCTGACCCTAGCAGCCTTGTCGTCTATATAAAGAACGCCCGCTGGCTTACCCATAAAAGCATGGTGGTATTTTACCTCATGCTCGTCGAGCCAGTCTATCCATTCTCTATAGCCCCGTGCATACTGCATGTGCATGTTGCCGTTTTCACGATCTCCATATCGTGCCGTGTATAAGACTACCTCGTACCCCATGTCATATAGCTTATTTACCTGCTCTATTCCATATGTCAGCGGTGGAGCATTTGCATAATTTCCACCATGATCTTTTCCAGCAATAACACCGTCGCAGTCTACAATAATTCTTTTTAAGGAATCACCCATTGTTTTTCTCCATTTCTCTTTATTCAGGTCGAACCGATAAGTTTGTTGTCCACGCACCATTCATTGTGTGGCATTGTGTGTGAAGCTGATGGGCTAAATTCAACAAAGCGTTCAAATCTTTGGGGAAACATGTACCACCAAATCCAAGTTTTCCATCTGGCCCCGGAACGCTCCAGTGACTATCCCCAAGCCTCTTGTCCTTGGTGGCTAGTTCTATTACTTTGTCATAAGAAATGTTAAGCTTTTGGCAAATCTGACTTATCTCATTAGCCAAAGATACTTTTACGGAGAGGTGTACATTGGCTGTGTACTTGACCATCTCTGCTTCCGTTGGCTTGCAGCCCCACACTGGCACATCTGGAAAAGCCTTCTTGAGGCATGAGCATATGCTATGCATGGCGGCTCCACTCGCACCCACCACTATTCTGTCTTGATTTTTAAAATCCTCAACTGCATTTCTTTCTGTAAGAAATTCAGGATTAAAACCAATGTCAATATTAATATACTTTTTAGAAAGCTCTGCTGTAGTACCGGGGATAATTGTAGACTTGATTGCTACTACTGGAATCTCATCAGTAAATCTAGCTGCTTCGTTTAGTTCATTAATCACTGACTCTACAATAGATGTATCACAGGCTCCATCGGAACTCATGGGGGTGGGAACACAAACAAATATTGGGCCATCTACCTTCTGCACTAAATCGTGTATAGATTTACAGGAACACTCTTTATTATTATCATAAGTTAATACCTCAAACGCATGCTTCAAGCCTTGCTGAACTGCACCGCCTACAAATCCTACCCCAATAATTCCAATAGACTTCATTCTAAATATCTCCAGATTTACTTACGGCATTGTTGCACGATCTCGCTTGATCCATAAGCCACCCTTGGGCTTCAAAAGATTTTCCCTGACCCCACAGTTCCAAGGCTCCGCTTTGTAATGCTCTTCCAAAAGAGAAGGATGTGTACCAAGGAGAGTCTATCTCGTTTATCATCATTAGATTAGTAAGTGCTTCCTTGTTAGGTTGACCACCGCTAAGAAATGCTATCATAGGAACTGCCGCAGGAACTCCCCTTAAAAAGGTCTCAATTGTAATTTTAGCGACCACTGACGAACTAGCTCTACGACTAGAGCCATATCCAGTTACTACCATGTTGGGCTTAAGTATCATGTGTTCCAAAGAAACATCTTCATAATATAGGGCATCAAAAACATGGTGCAAAACCTTTTGGGTTACATAGCTGGCCTCTAATATATGATGATTTCCATTCATTAGCACTTCTGGCTCTACAATAGGAATCAAGCCTATCGCTTGGCATTTCTTGGCGTATCTGGCTAAAGTCCAAGCGTTAGCGATAATGCATTGATCTGTATCACTGACCCTTAACACGGCTCTCCATTTAGCAAAGCCAGCCCCAAGCTTTTTATATTCTTCGAGTCTCTCAGGCAGCCCATCAAGGCCCTCAGTTAGCTTGCCTCCGATTTTATCATACGGTTTTGCCCCCTTGTCAACTTTAATACCCAAGACAATGTTGGTGTCAAGTAATGGTGCTATGGTTTCACAATTTCTAATTGTTTCATCAAATAAGATTATCCCATTGATATATTTTTCTAAACCCTCTGTGGAGAACAAAGTTCTTCTGTATGTATGTCGGTTTTCTTCCGTACATTCTATTTTTACGCTATCCAACCTATTTTGCATAGTGGGATTGCTTTCATCGGCAGCAAGGATGCCACGGCCATCTAATGAAACCAGCTTATTAATTGTGTCTTGCATATGATTACCTCTAAACCTGAAAACTGCTCCCACACCCACAGCTTTTTGTGGCATTGGGATTATTGAAAGCAAAGCCTCGTCTGGAAATATCATCGTAGTAGTCTAATACAGTTCCCTCTAAATAAAGGGCACTTTTCTTATCTACAATAACGTCTACGCCATGTTGATGATATAGCGTATCTTTTTCCTCATCGTAGTCGTCGCCTACTGTTAAGCTATACTGGAAACCAGAGCATCCACCGCCCTCGACGGCAATCCTTAGATACTTTTCTTTAGTATCTTCAAGATATTTCTTAGCCTCTGCCCCTGCGGCTTCTGTTAGTTTAATCATTTATATACCCTGATGAGTGGAGGCGGCGGGAATCGAACCCGCGTCCTGTATTAATTCCATAGTAGTACCTACATTGTTAGTACATTGTTATCGCACAATGAACAAAGCTATCCGATTATCGGAGTCAGGCAAGTTATCGCCATCAGACCCTATTGGTTCGAGTGAGTCATCTCTATCCAAGTTATCGGAGTCAACACAATTGGGTAAAAAGGTCTGTGTAACCCCCGCAGCTAGGCTGCAATTGCGAAATTATTTTCGACAATTAAAAAATGTAATCGGCTTTTATACTGGCCCACCGATCAACCAGTCAATGCAACTAATATTTCCTTAATCAGTCGAAGCCTTGTCGCCCCCTTTTCTGTTAAATAGTTTCTTCTTGATTATCCACCACATGGATTTTAACATACTTGTATAATTTACTTTGTCGCCGTCTTCGTATAAACCGAAGTGTTCTAGTGAACAATCCTTGCAATAGGCAATGTGGCATATTCTACAGCGATAGGTGTCCTTATGTTCTATTTCTTTACCGCATACTGGACAATCAGGATTCGGGTTCTTCATCTATTCTTTCAGAAAATCTAAGAAGAATATCATCAACTTTCTTTCCCTCGCTGTTTACAACTACTACCCCACAACCCTCACACAATACCTTCCAAAACTCATCTTCTGGAATCGTGCTGCCCCTTGCAAAGTCATTCCACGTTGGGTCTACCCCAAGAACATCTTTAGTGCAGTCGTAACAGAAATTAGCCATAATATGTCTCCAATATGTTTTTAGTTTCTTCCCAATCTGTTACGCAGTGGTACTTGTCGGCCTTATTTGCGATGTGGTAATCGTTTCCATCGCGGTGACATCTATCTCCGAAGAAGATAGTTTTTCCGTGCATGTCTGACAAGACTTGCGACTTATCCTTACCCATGGGGTAAATATCTATGCTAATCTCGCCCCCAATGGCAAATTCTAGCTCTGGGTACTTAACGGAAAGATGCCCTGCAATTTCTTCTCTTTCTCTATTTCGTTCGTCCCACATGAAATATTCTTCTCGTAGTTCGTCGTCGGCATCCCGACCCACCGTAGATATATTTGCCATACCAACGCGATCCTCTATGTTGTTCGCTGCCCGCCCGCACCACCGGCTCTCGGACACGAAGTCCATGATGTCGATTGTCAAACTAAGCGGCATCCTCCATGGCGATTGCTTTATCAGCCTGTTTCTTTTATAAAGTTGATTTCCACAATTCTGGTAACAACCATCTACGAGCCTGTACAACGGGAGGCCAACCTGCTGGATTGTTTTTTGTTTATCTGATCCGGTTACTAGGAACACACTATTCCGCTTCTCTTTTTGCCCATTCGTCCACAGGCCGAAAGAGTGTTTAAACTCACTGGTCATTACCCCCCTAGAGGGGGTGAGTGTACCATCGACATCAAACAAAAAATCAAACATTTCTTTTTGGAGATAAAATCCGTTTTATTCCGTTACTCTGAGTGAATCGCCCACAATCCATGCGGCGGCCATTAGGGTGACGCTAGTTACCGTCGCGGGATTAACAGTTCCTTCACCGAACAGCGTGTCGGCAAAAACCACTACAAGGCCAGCAACGCCGACCCAAAACCTTCTGGACTTAAACATGGCCTTAACTTTATCAACCATCTGTAATTCTCCTTCTTGATATTAAAAAACGTTTAAAACTGCCTTTATTCATTATATAGTATACATCGGAATAAGTCAAGGAAAAACTTGAATAATGTGTTTAAAATAGCCCCTTAATTTTTTCTAACCACCCGCCGCCGAAGCTAAAGCCTCCCTTGAATATAATAAGGTATGCGGCGATAGCGGCTCCTATCATAAAAACGAGCCACTTTCTTTTGGTGGCAACAGCATATGCTTTAGCTGTTATTTCTTTAATTTTTTCTAATTTATAAGAACGCTTATCCGAAACCCTTTCGGAACGATCTTCTTTTTTATTGTCTCTTTTGTTTTCACGCTCTTCTTTAGCCATTATCTTTCTC